ATTTCCAGTCCCTTGTCAGTTACATTGTAATCAACAGTGGTACCTACTGGACGTGAATAGTCATGGAAAGCAAGGATAATAGGGTTTTTTAGATAATCATCCATACCACCCTTTGTCCAAGCCTCTTTAACGATTACATCGCCAGAACGGTCTTTGGAAACAGTATTCGCATAACCTTTGATTGTAAGTACTTCAGACTTAGCGTCCTTCTCTACAACATCAAATAATGAGTTAAGTTCAAACTTTTTATTCATCATTTTCCTCGTTTCCCTGAGGTCTTCCGCCCTCAGAAGGGTTGCCTGCGCTTCCAGCAATATTCGCTGGAATACGTATATCATCATGACCTTCTATCTTTTCTAATCTTAATGCGTCTCTCGCTTCGTTTGGAGTAAGTACTCCCCCGTTAACTAAAGTGCTGTAGTATTTTGCTTTATCATCTAACTCCGGCTGTAAAGGCGAGAGGTCTTCTAATGCTGCTGCAAGGTCATAACCAAAATATCGCTCCAACCCACTAATAATTTTTCTTACTAAAGGGAGAACGGTCTCTTGATACATTAATTTCTGGTTTGGTCTAATGTTAGCATTATTTCCACCATCCATCAAAATTGGTGGGATTCCTATAACCTTTAGAATAGTATTCTCTAGGTTGGTTACTGAATCCTCAAAATCTAGTTTCTTGAAGTCTACATTTGAAACACTGTCTATCTCTAAACCTCCATCAAGAACTAAAGGTCTGCGACCTCCACTCTTAGGATTGTATTTCTGTGACCAAGAATTAATTAGTCTTTCTTTAACTTTAGCACTAAGAGTATTTGGTGTCTTTAGTACTAAACCAGGAACTGCTCCATTCTTGAAGAAGTTGCTCTGGAAGTCTTTCATACTGTAAAGCAAGTTAATTGAATCTCTTGCTGAACTTAGTCGAGATTTTCCTCTGTAGATAGACTCTGCTGAATTATCTTGAATATGAATTATCTCATTAGGCTTATATTTAGTGCCGTTGTAATCATACCCTCTTATAAATGTTTTCTTATCTGGGTGAACAGTAACGTTCACTGCAGGTAAATGGTATAAAGATGCACCATCAAAGTAGATAAATGCATTACCATCCATAATCAAGTCTAAAATAAGATTACGCCTGAACGCATCTGCTGACTGATATGGATTAGGAGTTCTATTTAGGATAGTAACTAACTTCTTATGTCGTATAGTTGCTACACCAGGGAAAGATTCCTTATCTCCTACATCAATGTTGATCTGCGCCGCAGCATCAACAATCATATTTACTCCACGATTAACTACTTCTAGCCTCTCGTAAGCTCTTTCGTACGGTAATGAAGGAGCTAATTGTCCTCTACTACCTTCGCCAGCAGCAATTTGTGGCTGCGACGGGTTCAGTTTCTGAACCAGGTTTTTAATTATTCCCATATTCCTTTACTCTTCTTTTTTCTACCCAACGTTGTTGTTTGGGTCCAGTGACTAAAGTAGGTTTTTTACCGTATATAGAATGCAGTTTTAGATGATGCTTATGGCATAGAGTAACTGTGTCGTCATAAATTTCTTTATGGTGCGCCTCAATAAACTCATCCCTCATATCCATCATATCTTCCGCAGTCGATATAACGAGTTTCTTCTCTTTAATCCACTTATTAAGAAGTTCTGTTACACTGAAAAAGTGATGGAAGTCTAAGTTCTCGACTCCGCCACAGATATAACATTCTTCGTCCTTTACATAAGCTGACTTTGCGCGGTCTCTTATGTATTTAATCTTATCGCGTTTAAGTTCACTCATAAGTTGATTTCTTAAAATTTCTCTGTATATGGGGAATTATATCAAATTCCAGCAAAAAAGTCAAGAGCTATTTTTTAAATGGTGGTAACTAAAACGTTATGTCTGAAGCTACGAAGGTATATAACGCGTAGCGCAGGGCATCTGCCATATGGGACGCCATATTATGAACAGGTTTTTCTGTTAACAAGTTTTCGTTAGGGTTCCATTGGTATTGGTCTAGTGACATTAGAGAGTGACTGCAACGCTGGTCCACGATCAATTTGTCGTTATCCACAATCGTGGCCACGGCCGCAATCCCGTCCAGCACAGACTTAGTTGCATTGATAGTCGAAATATCGTAGTTCTGGGCTAAATCGAAACGCATTTGTTGAGCTGCGGAATCGATATAGATCGCGTCGATCCCCCACTTATCAATCATACCTTGAATAACTTGCGCATGTTGCTCAGTGGTCTTCTCCGCTTCCATGTACTCATCTAATAGGTAGTACGTTTCAGTATCCCAATCATACCCAATAACGCAGAAAGCAGTAGGGTCGCGGTAACCAACGTCCAGGCCAGCAAATACATCCATTTTTGATACATCAAATTCCTCTAAGTCTGATACGCATTCTTCGTAGTTAAAGTCCCATACTTGGCCTTCAAAAGTATTAAAGTCTGCTAAATACTCCTGATTGAACTCAGCTTTGGACATACCTTTTTTAGCTTCGTCAATATCAGCTTGAGAAATTCTAGGGTTTTCGTGGTACGTTGCTCTAATAGACGCCCAGTTATCGTACTCATCATTGAATCCACGTTGGTAGAACTCTGAGAACCAGTTATTCCTTCCACGAGGAGTAGAGATGAATACACATTTACTGTTAGGTTTATCTAGGGTAGGACGTAATGCAACGTTAAAGGCATCCATGCCGCCCTCGCCTAGCGCCGCTTCGTCAAATATAATAAGATCATAGCTCCGACCAACGGTACTATCAACTTGATTGACTGATCCCATACGAATAGTGCTTCCATTAGTTAGCTCGATGATTTTGTCTTTAGCATTATCTCGGGCAACCTCTAGGTCAAAATGCTTGATTAAGTTTCTCTGCAAGTCAAAAGAGATTTGAGAGAGTGAATAGTTAGGACTCATGATTAGTACATTAGTGTTAGGCACTAGAGCTACTAATTGTCCGATTATGTTTGCAATATACGTCTTACCTTGTCGTCTAGAAAGGGCGGCTACTACAAATCTATATTTAGGGTTATTAATGGCGTTAATTAAAGCTATCTGAGATGCAATGGGCTGAATACCTAAAAGTTCCATATACTGGGCGATAGGTAATTTGATAAACCTCTCATCCTTGGGATACTCAATTAATTCCTCGGCGTTCATATCCGGTCTGCTTAATTCTAACATTAATATTCCTTATAATTAGGTTAAAAAGCCTCACAAAAGGTGAGGCTTTGTATCACATTTAGTCTTTAGTAAAGATGTGATAGATTACTGCAAGTGACGCTAAGCCGACAAGACCCGCGTTACCTAGGTTAGTGATAATAGTGGTAATTGTACCAATAATATCTCCACCAATGAACGGTACAGTCCCGCCAAAGATCACTTGTAAAACGATTGCTAGAGCAATTAATGCTACACCTGCTTCTGTTCCGGCTTTAATCCAGCCGATAATTTTATCTACCATAAAAATCTCCTTTTATGCTTTGTCGTTGATCGACAATTAAAAATTATACCAGTTTTGGCAAAAATGTCAAGGAGATTTTTCTTAGGTGGAGCAAAATAACTTCTAGGGTTTATCGTTTCATTGCTGCTGATCCAAAATAGAAACCTATGATGTTCATGATTGCAACAGGTAGCCACTCTGGCGTAACAAACCCTTCCAGAGCTATATACTCAGTAACAGTTTTAGTAGTATCAATAAATAAAAATTTAAACCCTTCAGTTACTTCTATAGGTACATTAGTTTGCATATCCATAATAGGGGCTAAGAATACGATTCCGATTCCTGCCATTAAACTCATTACAACAATAAATCTTCTGATCCATGCTGCATTAGGATTTTGCATCTGTCGTGCATTCTCTACACCTTTCTCTATCTGTGTGTTCTTTTGCAAGAGCATTTTATGCTGCTCAGCTTTATCTGCCTGTGCCTGCCCCCACATTTTCATTAGTCCGCCAAGCGCTGTAGAGCCTAACATACTTATTGCTTCGATTGGTAATCCAAACATACCTCTCTCCTACTTTTTGCAGTTACAACCGCTCTTAGGTTTCTCAAACAGTTTATCTGCAGCTTTGTATACAATTGCTTTAAGCCCAAAAATAACTAATACTAGTACTCCTAGAATTGTTGTATACCATTCTGGGGCTTTTCCTAAGTTTTCCCAAGCCTGAGACATTGTAGTCTCAGAAAACATTGGGGTTAAAAAATTAATAATGATAGGAAGGGAAAAAACTATTACTAAAGCCTCATCCTTCCAACTGTTATCCATGCTTTCTTCAGCAATTTTGTGTTCTAATTCTTTTTCTTCCATACTCATTTAGGTGGTCCTTGCTTAACAGCAGTATAAAAAAGGTGCCCAGTCACAGGTCGCCATGCCCAGAGCCCCGTTTATGTAAGGCATTAACTCTACAACCTCCATCTCACTTGAATAATACCATAGGCACTAAGACGAACATTATAAAGGCCCCTATCAAGAACGTTATAGCGTATACACACATAGCGCACTTTCTCCAGGTCCACGCCTCTATACTCTCCAGAGTCGCTACCCAATCAATAAATTTTTTCACTTTACCCCTTTTTACATATCCGATAACGGATTGTTCAGTGCTTTTTGCAATTTATCTCCAAACGCGTTCTCTACCTCTTTTACATCCTTTCTAAAAGCTCTGAGTTCGTCATTCATTTCTTTATTTACATCTTTTACAAAGCGATAGGCATCGTCTGCCGTTTGCTCTGCTCTTTTAATATCGCCTTTCATATCTTCTGCATCTTCTTCAACGCCGTCTATTCTAGTATTAATTTTCTCTAGTTCAGCGAAGATAGCCTCCGGCTCGATTGCTGCGATACTTTCTATCTTTTGGTACATAGTGAAGCCCCCATATAACATACCAATAACCGATCCAATGCCAGCAAGTGCTGCCATAGAAGTAGTTGGTGTCATAGTAACCCCAAGGACTTTAAATTCTTTGTCCTTTAGGCCTTCGATATTATCTAGTTCTTCCCCTAGGTCTTTTTTCATATCAATTCTCGAATGTATTGCTTTGAAGTTTCCTAAGATTTTCTAATTCCTGTTCCAACTTCATTACCTCTAGACGCTTCTTCTGAAGTTCTAATCTATATAGAGTGTTGCAGTTAATGCGCTCTGCGGGTCCGTCAAAAGGTATAACAATTCTAGCGTAGAGTCCAATATCTTTTGTTTCTGGGTTATCTGGGTCCTCTGATCCAAATATACCCACAGAGTTATCAATAATACCCGTTATGCCGAACTCAAAATTCGTAGCACCTCCAATAGCATTCTTACAGTCTAGATCCCCAGCTCTAAAGCTATCTTGTCCGTAGGTACTGCCTGCGGAGGGTAGTTGTAGGTTTAAACTACTATTAGCTAAAACCGTGGTTGATAATAATAGTAATATTAGGAACTTCATTTGAATTTAGAGCATATTCTAGAAGATATAGCTGTCCTTACTTTTTCGTCTTTTCTTAATTTAGATTTAGAACAAATATACCTAGCATGCTTCTTATCTTTATTATTAATGTACACGTCAAACTTCAAGTGCTGTAAATATTGTAGTTTAACAACTTTATAACTAGACACGAAGGGGATAGGTTCGAAGTCTTTATTAAATACCCCTATCTCGTAGTAGTCTACATCCTTACGTTTATTAAACATCTCTAGGGAAGTTTTGGAAATCCCATCAACTATAGCACTTGTCCACTTTGGGTATGTTGGTACCATTTCGTGGGCGACAGCTGTATTAAACAACAGGAGACCTAGAAGTAGTACCTTTACCATATTATTGTGCGATGCACTCAGCAACTACTAAAGAGGTGTACGAACCTCCAGGGTAGGCTTTAGATCCTCCCATTGTAGCAACAGAGCTGGTCTTAAACCAAGTTGAACCTGTAGCAGTCATATCATACTTATCAGTATAATCAAATTCTACTTTATTGGTTTCATAATCAGCCATTCCAGTAGCATCTGAAATTGCTTTAACTACTGTATCACCGGTCCACGTTACTACATCAGGTAGAGACGGACTAGTTGAAAAAGATGAAGGGGCTGTGATTTGAGCATAATATGCATCTGCTAATGTAACATCAAAACGTGTTACAGCAAGAACACCTCCATCACTTGGTGAAGTTGTTAGCGTATATGCATTAGGGTTTCCGTAAGTACCTTCTGTATCTGTACTAATTACACATCTTGATTGTACTTGACCATTAATTGCTGCATTCTCTGCTTGTGTAGCTCCCACTACTGCAAAAGCTAATACAAATGCTGCCACTACTAATATAGCTAAGGACTTTAAGTCTTCTACTTTATTCATAGGTATTCTCCTCATACTGCATATTAATCATTTCTTCATGCAGTTTTTGCGTGGCCCAATTCATTCGCTTTGCGCCGTTATTATCGGGAAGGGTTCCTCCTTCCAGATGTACTGTCTCTGCGTATGTTCCTCCTTGTATTACTTTATTTAGGTAGGTTGAAACATTTATCGCCGCATTCATTTGTTGTAGCATTTGTTGTTGGGCTAATCCTTCGGCAAACATACCTGAATTATCCACTGCCATCAATGCTCTTTCCAATCTCTCTTTTCTTTCTTCTTCCTCTTCTTCTTCAGATTTTTCTGAATCAGAATCATCTTTCGATTCTTTATAATTATCCGTTTCCACTTCTTCCATTTCAGCATCTTCAGTAGCATCATATATTTCTGCCACTTCAACAACTGGTGGAGTTGGTGGTATAAATCCAGGGCAGTTAATATCTGCTTGTGGATTATAACACGGATCAACTCTATAACTATAAATCAATGAAGCATCTTCAACTGTACCTGTACCAGTCGTATTTAAGAACCCTTCTCCAATTTGTGACCTATGTGTATAAGGCAACGGTATTGATTTAATAATAGCAACACCGCCGGGACTTCCATCCCAATTATCTGTTTCATTCCAAATGTAACCAGTCTTATCCGCATTCCAATTACCAAGGTTTACTTCAAAATCATCAGCAGTTACTTTGTTTGGTGTATATGTATAAAATACACCATTAACTTCTAGTCCAGTTGGATCAGGTAAAACGCTATCCATATTCCAAGGAGTACCATATAGCGTAGCATTGCTTGTATATCCATAATACGGGCTTATATTAGAATAAGAATAAGAGGCCCAAAGCGCTAAGGCTAAGATCCAATGCTGTTTCTTTAAAATCATGCTTTTCCTCTACTTTAGTATAAGGCTTGTCCTCATGAGAGTCCCACGCAATCTTTGCCTCTTTACCAATCTTACCATCGTAAGGACAAGGAGTTCCAGCCATCATCATAGCGTCAAATACATTTTTGTCTTGACACATTACAGACACTGCTGCGACTTTCATTCCCATATCGAATAAAATTTTTGACTTCTTTAGTCTAACACAGTTTTCTTCTGTAAAGGTAGTACCTGCTGAGATACCTAAGATTTGAGTTTGAACCGCTCCGGCAACACCAACTGTACATAAGTCTGAGTTGGAGCCAGAACTAAATTGTGGCGAGATAGCCGAAGGAGGGGGTTGAGTAATAGTAGTATTCATATTACCATTAGTTGTAACGGTACTATCGGTAGTTGAAATTGTTTCAATTGCTTCTGCCTTAGCTCCTTGAGGAGTTAAGCATACTGCTAAAGCGATTAAGAAAGCCCAGAAAAGTGCTCTCTTTTCTCCGCCTTTCATAATATCTCCGTCCCTAGTAAGAACATTACTAGTATAAGTATTAACCATGTCCATGCGATTTTTTCCTGTGTGTGCATATCATTCTAGTATCCTTCCTTATGAATAAGGTACTTAGCCTGAATATAGGCTTTTACAATCCCACTTCTTACAATATCTTCTGCCTGGAAATGATTTATAGAGAACCAATTTGGCATTGAAGATAAGACTTCTACAAATTTGCATATGTCTTTATCAGATCTTTTACTAAAGTCTGTCTGCATGAAATCTCCGCAGAATAGCGCTTTAGAGTTTTGTCCTAGTCTAGTTAGAACAGAGTCTGCTTCGTGAGATGTACAGTTCTGGAACTCGTCCATAATAACTATACAGTTGTCTAGCGTTATACCCCTAACATATGATGTAATCATAAAACGGATTACTCCATGCTTTACTAAGATCTCGTATGCATCGTCCCTGCCGAACAGTTCAGAGCATATTTTCTTATAAGGTAGTTCGTACACCTGTGATTTCTCTTCCAGGTTTCCGGGCAAGAACCCAATGTCTCGGGTTGGTACTGCGCTTCGTACAATAATAAGTTGCTGTACGTCCCTCGGCCCATAGATGATATCGTTAAAGGCTTTATATAGGCTAAGGAACGTTTTACCAGTGCCAGGGAATCCCATCAAAAGTTGGGAGTTCCCCGTATCGTAGTTTTCAAAAAATGACTGTTGTGCGTCAGTCATCGGTTCGATAGGTTTTAAATTTAAGTTTAATTTAGAAATGGCACTAGCTGCCGTTAGTTTTTTCTTTTTTGACATTAAATCCTTTTAGGCTAAGAGTCGTTATTCCTGCGGACAGGAGAAGCATTGTAATCAGGACTAAAAGTCCTGAAGAAGCTTTTTTACTCTTTCATCCTCCAAACCTACTATAGGTTTAATAGGAGGGTCAGGGACTTGGGCTTGAATAATATGCAGTTCGTCTTTGACAACTACAAATTCTTCCGTAGTGGGCTTCTTTAGGTTTAAAGATTCACACCCAGTTAAAAATAATGCTAGAATTAATATCTTCATCTTGTCTCCAACATATAAATTTCATTAAGTAAATGTTTGAGGAATGCCTGCCTTACTTCGTCGATTCGACCTTCCTCATACATAACGGCCCATTTATAGCCGTTGGTATTCATTAGTTCCCCTAGTACTTCTGCTTGGTTTCCCATAGCTTTGTTATAGGCGTTCATAAACTTTCTCTTATCCCCCTCTCGATATGCGGAGGACAAGTCCTTGAAAGTCTCAGCATCTCCTCCCTTGTCTGGATGGACTTTTAGAGATGCTTCTCGATACATAGTTTTTAAGTCTGTATCTTTTTCTTGCTTTTCAGCGGGACCACATAGTTCGTTGTATATCTTCATATAGTCTGGAACTAGTGCTTCGATTTTTGGAATATTGTTTTCTATTAGAGACTCTACTCTTTTGAGTTCCTCATCCGCTAATGTGTATATTGCTAAATCCATAATAGAAAACCCTCTCCTTGCGAAGAGGGAAGATATATTAGTACTCCCCGAAAGCCTAATATAAGTATTTGAAATAACCCAATGTTAGTCCATATGCCGAATCAACGGCGAGATTATTTTAGTATAAGTCGTTTCAAATTAGTGTAGGATTCGTTTATCTGCTGCCGTTTCGCCAGACTTGATATACGCGGGATCCTCATAAACCTCATTGTACAAGTAAACTATAACTTCACATAAGTTACTTAGTCCTTGCTCTTCTGGGCTTAATTCTTGTTTTGCTTCTTTTGCCTGTAGACCTTCCATAGCGGTAGCACAATTTTCATAAATTGAAGTTACCCATTCATCATCAAAATCTACATCCATAGTTATTTTCCTATTAGCATAAGTTTCTTTTCGATTCGTCCTAAGGACTTCTCGATGAATTTAAAGTCGCCCTCTACGCTAGACACTCTACTAGATATTTTGAAGTGTCTATCGTTGTCCATCTTTAAGTAGGCTGCTTCACGTTCTGCAATGTAATTCTTTACAGACATCTCGCTAATATTAGTATTCTGAAGCTGTTTGACAGTAGCAGAAATATCTGAAGCCCACCATACGGCACTAAGTGTTTGAATACCAAGTGCTAAAAATAGGGTTGCAGGTAATTTCTTACTATTGACCTTCTCCTCAAGAATTACAATACGAGCTAAGATTTCCTCGTTAGATGCGGACATTATTATGCCCCTTTCTTAACCTCTGCCTTCTTAGTTGCAGCCTCTGCTTTAACCTGCGTAGGCGTTACAACTTTCTTAGTTGGAGCCTTTTGTACAGGTGCAGCTTTAGGAGCAGGAGCTCTTAATGCAGCAATATCTTCTACAGCCATTCCTGACATGTTAGCGATTGCTTCGTCACAGTAGCCTTCAGCGATTTTAAGTTTTACTTTTTCCAGTTTCATTTTTAATCCTTAATTTTGTAAGTTCTAATTCCATGGCTGAAACTTTGTCTGTCAAAGCCTCAATACACCTAAGTGCCCACGAATCAAATTCCTCACCTTTGGGTGCATCTTTAGTCGTCAGCTTTTGTAAAACTGAATACGCTCTTTCTGCTTGGCTCATTTGCCTCTCCTATGTTGTTTCTAAATTCTGTTACTTGTTCCTGTTTTGCTTCTGGATACATTTCTAAAATATCCTCATCTTTCAAGTCTGGGAACTTTCGCATACGTTGTTCAATATAATGCATTCTATCCTTCCTTAAGTAGTTTCTTCATTAGCTCACCGTAGTTACCTTCACCGAACGTACTATTATCGTTGATCTGAACATTTGTTTGATTCTTGACAGTAGCTTGCTCTGCTTTGGAAGCATCAGTTTGCGCCTTGATTTCATCCATACGGATCTTATGGGCCATTTGCAGTAAATCTGCAATGTCCTTATTGGAAGTCATATCCGCTTCGTCTAGTTCTTCCAATTTACGCTCAATGATATCGTCTAAAGCACCAGCTAACTTAAATCGATTTCTGTAACCGACATCAAGAAAGACAGTGTCTACATACTTCTTCACTTCGCGTTGCCCTAAGTAACGAGATACCTGATCTTCGGGGATTCCTAAAGATAAGGCCGTATCTGCCACTGAGGTTGTTTTTAAGTAGGTATTTGCGATTTCTAGCCCCTCTGGCGAGATGTGTGCATCCTCTACTTTTGCTAAATTATTCATTTATACCTCCAAGTATCTACGTATTATATCAAATTATGAGCAAAATGTCAACCATTGTTTTTCTTAGGTAATAAAAAACCCGCTATTAAGCGGGTTTAAAATTTCTTGATTTACATCAAGATATTTTTAAAATGCAACGTTAATTTTAGCATCGAATACGCCATCAACGTTTTCTTCCTTAGTGTAGCCAACAGTCCATACACCACGGTTTAATTCACCAACGTAAGTATTTTTGTCATTCTTAACAATGTACTTACCAGTAACAGTACCAGCAGTAGTATCTAAAGAAGCAACTCCGGCTTTCACAGTTGATCCAGTTGTAGCGTCTGAGATATCTCCAACTAAACCGTCGTCTTGTGTAACACCTGCAGCATCTTTAACGTCTACGTAAACACCAGTAACGTTAACACCATTAGTATTAAAACCAGCAGTCATGCCTGTGTTACGTCCAGTAGCAGTATCCTGTGTTTCAACAGTAACGCCAAAGCCCATAAAGTCTAAAGCAGCTGTAATGAAACGATCAGTAGCAGATACGTTTTGTACGTCAACTGCAACTCCAGAAACTTCTAAAGAAGCATCAACTGTTTGCTTAGCAGCACCTGAAACTTGACCAACTGTGATGCCTGCACCAGCAATTGAAGTGTTTAAAGAAAACTGGTTAGCAACAGCAGATTTCTTTTGTAAGATACCAGTACCGTTCTGTGATTTGTAGTTACCACCTTTAAAGTTTAAACCTTCAAGGCCAGCTTCAACGAATACTTGGTTAGCTGTTACAGTTGAACCACCTGTTAGGTCTTCAAGCATCACAGTAACTTTAGCGTCGTCATTGCCACCAACTAATGTTAAGTCTAGGTCTTGTGCGAAAGTAGCACCATGTCCATCTGTAAATGTGCCTTCGTAATTTCCAGTAATTGTAGCTGCGTTAGCAGAAGCAGCAAATAATGCTGCGATCATAATAGTTTTATTCATAGTCATCCTCTATATTTTTAGTTGCAAAATTGCAACACATTCTCATATTTAAAACAAAATCTTTAAATACGAATAATATTATACCACGAAAATGAAAAATGTCAAGAGTTAAAAATCTTAGGTAATAAAAAACCCGCTATTAAGCGGGTTCATATTCTTTATACGCAGCCAGTAGGCTGAGGCATTCCACCATATTTAGTAATTGGCTTCATTGGACCTGTTAACCATTCTTTGAACAGTATTTTCTTATCAATACCAACAACTTTAGCGAATGTTCGGATCGGCGGTACTGAAGAATTTTCTGAGTAATACTCTCGGGCAGCTAAAATCTGTGATACCTGAGATTCTGTTAAAGTTACATCGTCCTCGGTTGCCATTTGATGCATAATTTTCTCTGTCCAGATGGTTGGATCTACTAAATATCCATTTCCAGTTCTATCTAAGCTCATCTAAAATCTCCCTTGATTTCATACGATCTTTATATGTTGATGCAACTTTTGGTGAGATCGTATAATCACCATTTCTTGGGTTACTATCTTGAGAAGTTGCACTAGTTAAAGGACCTCTAACGTATAGCTCTTGCACAGGGCGAGCTTTCATAACTTTGAGGATTTCTCCGTTGGTCATTGTTGCATGCTCTACTGGGCAGCCACATGAGTGTGCTTCGTCGTGGTCGTGCATATTTGCCTGTTCGATATGCCATTTGGCAATCATTCTATGTTGGTGTGATTTCATTTATTTCCTCCAAAATCGTGTAAATTTAATAATACCCTACCTGAGAACTCAAGTATTTAATGTATATTATACAAGATTTCTTGATAAAAGTCAAGTAACGTTTTTTCAGATGTGGGAAAATTTGAAAAATTTTTTTTTGAGTATGGGGCAGTTTGGGGAAGTTGGGGTAGTCTTTCTGCCGGGGCCTGTAAGTTGTTTACGTTCTTAAGCGTCTATTAGTGTTTGCTGGTATATTTGAAGTTTTACGTACGCGGGAGCCCAGCGGTTAGCGGGTCATTTTGGTCTATTAACCGCCCTAATGAGAATGATTATCATTAGCAACTGGCCATCTATATTAGAATATCATTATATTAGGATATAAAATTAATTTCAAAATAAATGCAAAAAAGGGTTGACTTCCCTATAAATATCTGTATAATGGTTTTTAAGGGTTGAGCAAGGGCATGACCCAATAACGACAATATAAGGAGAATCTAATATGTCAAATACTACTGTTAAAAATTACACTAAAGAGCAAGAAGCAAAAATGATGGCTGATTACAGCCTTGAGCCAACACGCTCAACGGTTGAAGAACTATCTAATGACTTGGGTAAATCTTCTAAATCAATCATCGCTAAACTTGTATCACTAGGTGTATATAAGAAAATGGTTAAGGTAACAAAAACGGGTAAGCCTGTAACACGCAAGAGCGAATTGGTATCTAAAATCAATGACCATTATGGTTTTGAAATGCCATCTTTGGTTAAAGCGACAAAGACTGATTTACAAAATCTTGTTGATAACTTAAACTAAAGGGACTGGCTGGGGCAACCCAGCCAACTATTATTATGAATATAATTGTTAATACACTAATTGGATTTGCTTTTACTGCTTTGGCTTTATACGCTTATACAGCATATTTATTATTTGGAGGTTTAAATGTTTAGAGAAAATTTATGGCACTTAATCCATAGAAAATAAAAACATAATCCCGACTTGATCGGGATTTTTTACGCCCACTGGCCAAATGCGAATGATTCTCATTCGCAAAAACGCGCCGAAATCTATATTAGAATATTATAATATACTAATATAGATCGCGCCGATTTTACACTATAACGCAAGGAAATGCAAGAGAAATTTTTCGATTATAAACGCCATTATCAATCGATTTTTTTATTGAAATTAATTGCAAAAAAGACTTGACACGATCTGTTAATCTGATATAATATCTACATCAAGACAAGGAAATAACTCTTTGTCAATATAAGGAAATACTAATATGTTAAATAAAAATACATCAGAAATTATGGGTTGGGTTGGA